CAATGGCTAGTTGGAACTGGTTAGGTGCTAATGGCACAGCTAGTAATACTGATGGAAGCATAACCTCAACTGTTAGTGCTAATACAACAAGTGGATTTAGTATTGTTTCTTATACAGGTAATGCAACAGATGGTGCTACTGTTGGTCATGGTTTGGGTGCTGTTCCTGATATGCTTATAGGGAAAGATTTATCAGATGGCTCGGGTTGGGGTATTTGGCATAAAGATTTAACAAATGCAGGTTATAAATTAAGTTTTACTACAGATGCACAAGCTGATGATAGTGCTTTATTTGGAGGTTCTAGTAGAACTGCACCAACATCATCTGTATTTACTTTAGGAAGTGGTGGTGGATTAAATGGCTCAAATGCAAATATTATATATGCCTTTACAAGTATAAAAGGCTTCAGCAAGTTTGGTTCTTATACTGGTAATGGAAATGCTAATGGAACATTTGTTTATACTGGATTTAAACCTGCTTTTGTTATGATTAAACATACTAATGGTACTTCTAATTGGACTATTAATGATACAGGTAGAGACCCAACAAATGTAAATAATTTAAGATTATTTCCTAATCAAAATGTAGCTGAAAGTTCTGGTTCAGATAGCATGGATATGTTGTCTAATGGTTTTAAATTTAGAAGTACTGATGGTGGTAATAATGGTTCTGGAGATACATATATCTTCATGGCATTTGCAGCAGAACCTCTTGTAGCTAATGTAAGTTCTTCAATACCAGCTACTGCAAGATAATGAAATTTGTTCTGATACTACAGATATGCTCTGCATTGTCAGGAACTTGCGAAACTGCACAGAAAGCATCAGTACAATTCGGCACATTTTATGAGTGTGGTATTGGTGGTTATAGTATTGCTGGATCAACAATAAAACAAATGGATCAGAAGTTAGTTAATAAAGAAAAACTTTATGTTAAGTTTGGTTGCTTGGAGAGACAAGATGAGATTAGTTAAAAAGAAATCATTGAAGTCTGCTATAGAAGATAACAATTCTATTCGTATCTCGTATCATGAAAAGGTTTGCGCTGAAAGAATGAAAACTTTATTCAAAGCTATTGATGAAATGAGAAAAGATATAAAAGAAATAAGAGCTGATGTAAATAAAAGCAAGGGTGGCTTCAGAGTTTTATTACTCATTGGTGGTGCGATAGCATCATTGATAAGCTTTATTAAATATAATGGCTAACAGAAGAAAATCTGCTGTAGTTGGTTTAACTACAGAACTTCAAGCTCAATTAAGACTTGCAAAAGATCCCAATATTATTGTATTTACCCCTGTTGGTGGTCTTGGTCCAGTAGATATTGTTACTTTAAATATGTCTACAGGTGAGTATACTGCCTATGATGTTAAAGCTAAAAATTATAGAAAGAATGAATCAAAAACTATTCCTGCTGATGGGTACAAAAGAAATAGGAAAGGATCTTTTATTAATAGAGGAAGAACTAAAGAACAAAAGAAACTTAATGTGAGGATAATATACGAATGAAACTTTCAAGAAACTTTACACTACAAGAATTAATTAAATCAGATACTGCTGTAAGAAAAGGTATTGATAACAATCCTAACGCAGATCAAATAGAAAAACTAAAAGAACTTTGTGAAAAAATATTACAACCAGTTAGAGATCACTTCGGTAGAGTTAAGGTAACTTCTGGATTTAGATCTCCACTTCTTTGCGAAGCCATTGGTAGTTCAGCTAATAGTCAACACGCAAAAGCTGAAGCCGCAGACTTCGAAGTTGTAGGAACTGATAATGCAGATCTTGTAGATTGGATTCATAAAAATTTAGAATGGGATCAATTAATTTTAGAATACTATACTTCTGGAGAACCTAACTCTGGATGGGTACACTGTAGTATATCTGATAAACCAAGAAAACAATTCCTTCATGCGTATAGATCTGAAGGCAGAACAAAATACAAGCCAATATTAGGTAAGGCAAAGGATATAATATAATGTGGTTAAGTGCTATTAAACTAGCAGTACAAGCTGGTAGTCATATATATAAAAACAAACAGAGAACTAAAATGCTAATGGCAGATGCTCAAATGCACCATGCAGAAAAGATGGCAAATGGTGAAGCAGAGTATCAAGGTAAATTGTTAGAGAGTAGAAACTCGGATTGGAAAGATGAGTTCATTTTAATTTTACTCTCTGTGCCAATCGTAATGTTAGGATTTGCGGTATGGTCAGACAATCCGGAACACATGGAAAAGATGCAGCTCTTCTTTGAATACTTTTCTAACCTACCATTTTGGTATCAATCAATTTTTGTAGGGGTCATCGCAAGTGTCTATGGTCTTAAAGCAACAGATTTAATTAAGAGGAAGTAATGAGTAATCAAGCACCTACCATGATGGTATCACAATATAGTAGAAAAAAACCTACACTTCTTGCACAACAAACAGGTAAGAAGAGGAAGAAAAAGAAATATAAAAAGAAAAGATAATGGCTCGTATTAAATTTGTACATTTTGTACCTAGAGATAAGCCACCTAAAAGACCTAGAAGGCACAAAAAAAAACTTAACAAATCAGAGAAGAGAAGCTATAAGAAATATCATAGACAAGGTAGGTAGTATGATAGATAAATTTTGTTATTTAATATTTGGAACATTAGATAAGTGGTGCGCTTGGGTAGATGATATGTTCACAATAAAACCAAAAAAGAAAAAGAAAAATTCTAAAAGAACATATCAAAAAGAAAAAGATCATGGAACTGATATAACTTTTGAGAATGAAATAAAAAAATGAAAGTAAGTGAGAACACATCTGTTGCTATGCCAATTAAAAATATGGTTGGTATTGTTGTTGCTGTTGCTATGGGTGTCTTTGCATATACAGAAGTAACCGCTAGATTAACTTCATTAGAAACATCAAGAGAATTATTTGAAAATGATTTGTTAAAAAAAAGTCAACAAGTACCCACAGACCAAGAGCAGTATATGTTGCTTGAATCTGTGTTTAAAGATGTAGAAAAATTAATTGAAAACCAAGAACAAAATATGACTAACAAAGTTAATATAGAATTTCTTAAAGAACAAGTAAGAAAACTACAAGAAGATGTAGAAAAATTAATTAGAAATGGTAGTGGTCACTAATGTTAGAAAGTGTAGTAGCATTGTTGATGATAGTAAATAACGAGATCAAAGAACATAGAATACAAGTATCTATGAGTGAGTGCTTGAAAGGTAAGAGGGTTGCATCAAGAAAGATAGATGATAATGTTGAGTATCAATGTATAAAATCTAAAGCAGAATTAGAAGAAAACATTGACGGAAGTAAATCAATTAAAAAATTAATATTGGAATAAACTATGGCAAAGACAGCAGCATGGCAGAGAAAAGCAGGAAAGAATCCTAAAGGTGGATTGAATGCTAAAGGTAGAAGATCATACAACAGAGCTACTGGTGGAAATTTAAAAGCACCAAGTAAAAAAGTAGGCAACAAACGAAGAGCTAGTTTCTGTGCGAGGATGAAAGGGATGAAGAAAAAATTAACTTCAGCTAAAACTGCAAGAGATCCTAACTCAAGAATAAATAAATCCTTGAGAGCTTGGAACTGTTAATGAAAAAAAAAGGTTGGAAGAAAAAAAAAGTTCAATCATTAATCTGTGGCTACTGTCAAGAATGCAACAGACAATTAATGAGTGATGAAGGTGGTTGGATTATCACAGCAAAGAAACAATACTTTTGCCATGATGGTAAAGATGGTTCTTGCTTTGACAACTATTGTGAGTTAAAAGTAAAACAACAACAGGAGAACACTAATGAAAAAAGGTTATCACAAAACAGCTACTGGTAAGACAGCTAAAAAAGGTTTGTATTATAATATAAACAAAAGAAAAAAAGCTGGTACTTCAAGAAGTAAAAAGAAATCTACTATATCTTCAAAGGCTTATAAGAATATGAAGTCTGGATTTAAAAAGTAATTCTTCTTAACTCTTCAAACTCATCCCAAATAGTATTACCTTGATTCCAGTATCTTCTCTTTTCTTTTTTATTTTTAAGAGAGTTGATTACTGTTGTATGATCTTGATCAAATACTCTAGCCATTGAAGATATACTTACATTGTATTCTTCATGTAAAAGATTATAGACAATACTTCTTGCTCTAACTACATCTGTAGTTCTACCTTTACTAAATACATCATGCTTACTTACGGTGTATCTTTCACACACTTTATCTACAAGTTTAGAAACAACTTCTATGTTTGCTTTTTTATATTTGATATTGATTTGTTTCTTATCATTACTATCAAGTATAGGTTTTTTTTGCATTAGTTCTGCTGCGTACAGAAATCCTTCCGAGAACCCTACCTCATATAATCTTTCTTCTTGGCTCGTAAGAAGGTAAAATGCTTTCTTAACTTTATAGATAAAGTGATTTTGATTTAGTTTTTTTATGTGCTTATTGTAATGTTGACTTACATTTATAGTCATAGATCCCCTACAGTTTTCTTTGTTTTTTTTCAACCATTAAGTTAATAAGTTATTCTGCTCTCATTAACTCTTCTTGTGTCTGCTCTATCCGCCAAAGTAAATTAAAAGAATCTTGTTGATACTTATTTACTTTCACTTTTGCTTCCAGATACTTCTGATGTTTCTTCTCTTGAAGATCCTTTAGCTTCTGCAGACGCATTCGGATTTGTTCCATCATGCTCCTTTGTTACTGTTGTAAAATCGAATCTTAAATTATCAATCTTACATTCTACAAACTCTCCTCTGTTCGAGTTGTTTGCAGCTTTCTTTACATCATCAAAGGTTTCGATCATTGTAAAATGACACTCACCATTAATAATTCTTTTAAATTTTGTCATACTTTTTTAGTTTTTTCAACTTCTTTTTTAATCAAAAAATCTATATACTGTTTAGCTTTTTTTAAATCTTCGATACCATTTTTTCTTTTGTATCTAGAAATATATTTAATTACATTGCCTTCACAAAAATCAAATTCATTCTGAATTATAAAGTCAATAGGTTCAATCTTATTTGCTATGTAGTGTGTTGGTTCTTTTATATTGTCTGCCATATTAAATCCTTTTTTAAGGCAAGGTGGGGAAAACGGAAAGGGAAAAAAAACCCCACCCTGCTTGATACATTCTAATTAATTAGAAGGTATATTCGTTATTAGCACCTTCACTTGGTTTTGCAAAGGCATTTTTATTTGCTCCTGCTCCACTCGGTGTTAAAATTACTGTCAATTCACCTTCCTTGACATTACCATCTTGATCTTTAGATGGGAACGCAGCTTGGTTATACCACTTACCATTAATGTTAACTCCAATGGTCCAGTTTTTATCTGGATGCTTCATATTTTTTGGACCAACATAGACAGGAAGTTTATCTGCTGGAGATTTCCAATCTTTATTCTTGGTTAAGTTAATGTATATTTTTTCTGATTGTTCAGACATATTTACTCCTTGGTTATATCAACTCTCGTTGATTATTTGTTAGGTTGACTTCATGCTCACGACTTATATCTCTTATCTGTTCGTAGGCTTTGAAGTTATTAGTTTTAAGATGATTAACAACTGATCTAACTTGACTCTTAACTGATTGAAATTGTTTATCAGTTTTAGTTTGCTTGATCCTGTTAATGATCTCTTCTACATCTACCTCATCATCAAGGTAGGTAGGTTCTGCAGATTGCTCCGCAGAATTTTGTTTTTGTGGGAACTGAACCACCGAACTTTTTTGTGCAAATTCTTTTTTTAGTTCTTGAACATACTTATTGTTATCGAACTTACCTAGAAAGACATCTGCATTTAAACCTAGATGACTAAATGCTTTTGTTAACGCATCGGTCATCGCTTTCTTTGGTGCTTCATCATCCAACCCACCATTCTTTTTACCTAGTGGTGCTAAAGAACACACTGGACCATAGCCATACCATTTATTATCCATAAAATATTGGATAGATACTTCAGCAAAAACTATTTTGTCTGTGTGATTATACTTTACTTGATACGACCAACCTTTACCCACTGGACCAAAGGCTTCGGTCATATTTTTTATTTGTTGCATTGCATCAATGGTTGTTATTTGTTTACCATAGCTGCTTGGTACTTTTTTTGTATGATCTGGATTTGTTTTACTTAACTTATCCCATACATTCATGTTGTCATTTGTCATAGTTTGATACCCCATAGTTTATTTATTAGTTGTACTTGTTCATCTGCCAAATCTTTATAGTAAAAGAAATGATTAAGATCTGGTGGCTCTATCATGTTGGCTAACCTATTGATATTACCTTCAGCAAACATAATCATTTTTTCCCATGTTAGAATTTTATCTATCATAAGATAATAAAGATGCTTTAGATGATCTTCCTTCATCAACTCATGGCTTTGATCAAAGATAATATAATCTTTGTCATTAACATATACCAAGTGTGGTATTTTTTTTGTTGCCATGTAGTAGAACGAAGTCTGTGTAAGATTTTCAATCGTAGGTTCAGTTGGTAGATCTTGAGTGATCATGTTCCACTCTTCTTTACCTTTAACCTTCCTTAAATTAGGTGGTTTAGTTTTTAGTTCTATAAATTTTGTTTTAGTTTCATAATCAATACGACCCAGAATATGTTTGATCATATCAAATTCTTTTAGCTCAACATATCTTTCGCAAACTAATTTTTCATTGCGCACTATTTCTTTAACAACTTTCTTTGTGATAGGTATACAATCCATAGCAAATCTAATCATCGCTTCTCTGCCATACTTATCTTTTGCATCGACAGGTGGGTTCTGATTTATAATTTCTAATTCATTATCGAAACAAACTTTTATATCTCGATCCCATTCTGTTTCTTTAATTGTTTTAGTTTTGTAAATTACATTTGCAATATTTCTCTGGACCACATTGTTAACTAGGTTGCCAAAGTTTGCTTTGTATCTAAATGGAAACTTCCTTCTAACTTCTTGAGGGAAAGTATAACCTAATAAATTTTTTGCAAAGGGTGTTGATGTTGATGAGTAAGACCAATGATCTAATCCTTCACCGCCATTAAATATTGAGAATGCTTTTTCTATTTTGTTTTTTTCCATGTTTTTTTATTGGTAATAGTGATGTTTTTGGCTATTGTCAATGCTTATTTTATGTATATAACGGAAGGAAAATGAAAGAAAAACCAAAATATAAATTACCTTACAAGAAAATCCGTATAGTTTGGGTGGATATTTGCACCTCTAGTCAGTGGTATGATGATCTATCTGATGTAGATAATTTTAGTTATAGTTGGTGTGAAGATGTTGGTTATCTTTACTCAAGAGATAGTAAGGTTGTTAAAATTTTTGCGTCATTTTCTTTTGATGAGAATGGAAAGTTATCTATTGGAAACATCACAGCTTATCCAAGATCAGTAGTTAAAAAAATATTTTACGAGAAATGATATGACTTATACAGGTATCTTCGATGAGGTTGAGTGTAATGATAAGTTAAAAGATTGTAAGAATGAAATTAAAAGGCACAAAAGATTTATAGAAAAACAATCTAGTATTATTAAGTCTTTAGAATTAGAAATTGAACAGAAAGATAACGAAATATTATTGTTAAAAAATAAATAGTTATGGCTAGAAATGTATATGCTTTTAGTAATGGGTTATATTCTGATTGGCACAGAAAGTATAATGGTATAAGCTATATTGATGTTGATTCTGTTGAATGTTGCGCCTATTGTTATGAGCCTCTTGCTATAATTGAGACTTGTTATGACAAGGGTCAGCAATTTAAGAGTACAACCCTCTCAAAGATCATCGCTAGTCGCCTAAATATACCCTGCTTTTTAGTATTCTATAAGGAATTGACACCAAGTAGCCTAACCTTCCGTATCAAGCGTATACGGAGCTCTAGGACAGAATTTCAGCTGATGAGTGAGGATCAATGGGTCATAGTTCTGCGCTCCTTGCACGACCACCACAAATTAAAATGTAAATCTAGTAAACGAAAGGATAAATAATGAATGTAAGTAGAGGATTTTTACACATAACCTATAAGATGTACCACCATTTAGACTTAATAGATGGGGAAAGGAAGTCTCATTGTTTAAATGTATTCTTATCTGTAATGAAATATGCTTGGAAAAAGAATGGATATAAGGCACAATTAAGGCATGAGACAATCCATAAAGACACAGGTTTATGCCGGACCACTATCAAATCCTGTTTGGAAACTTTAAATAAATTAAATATTGTTAAGTCTGTGAGGGGTAGATCTGGTAAAACTTATCTTGTTAATGAGACATTTTTGAGAGCTGAAAAGATTTATGATAGCCATAATACGACTATCTCAAACTCCCAGATAGCCGTTAAACCTACACAAGATAGCCGTTTTACGGCTACATTAGAAGAAACAATATACATTAATAATATAGGTAAAATAATTAGA